GATGCAGAGGATATAGGAGACTCTCACGAAAAAAATTCGAGGAGAGTTAGCGAAACTTGGAGCAATGCTTTTTCAGTTCTTCTCGGAAATATGCTGACAGAAGTGGTCTCCCAGGCTAAGAATGCTGCGGGAGCTGTCCTGGACATCGGCATGAATTTCGAATCCGGAATGTCGAAAGTGCAGGCTATTTCCGGCGCATCCGGCGAAGACCTGGCAGCCTTGACGGATAAAGCTAAGGAGATGGGCGCAAAGACGAAGTTCAGCGCTACCGAGTCCGCCGAAGCGATGCAGTACATGGCAATGGCTGGATGGAAAACCGGCGATATGCTGAACGGTATCGAGGGTATCATGAACCTTGCTGCAGCATCCGGCGAGGACTTGGCAACCACATCTGATATCGTTACTGACGCACTTACCGCGTTCGGCTTGTCGGCACAGGACTCCACGCATTTTGCGGATGTCCTGGCACAGGCATCCTCCAATGCAAACACCAACGTCGGCATGATGGGCGAGACGTTCAAGTACGTGGCGCCAGTCGCCGGCGCAATGGGATATTCGGCGGAGGATGTTGCAACGGCGGTCGGACTGATGGCAAATTCCGGAATCAAAGCGAGCCAGGCAGGTACATCCCTGCGAACCATTCTGACACGTATGGCAAAGCCAACCAAGGAAGTCCAGACGGCAATGGATCAGCTCGGTGTATCTGTCATAGACAGTGATGGAAACATGAAGTCGCTCCACGAGATTATGGACGACCTAAGATCTGGCTTTAGTGGATTGTCTGAGGCCGAGAAGGTCAATATGGCGGC